TAGATTGTTCATTGTTCTTGAGAAAGCAATCTCAACGGCAGCCAAGTTTAGTCTCTTTGAACTGAACGACCGCTTCACTCGCGCACAGTTTAAGAACCTGATTGAGCCATTCTTGCTCGACGTTCAGGCTCGACGAGGTATCACTGACTTCCGTGTGATTTGTGACGAAACAAATAACACTCCAGAGATCATTGATAGAAACGAATTTGTCGCAGACATCTTTGTGCAACCAACCCGATCCATCAACTTTATTACTCTGAACTTCATTGCCACTAGAACTGGTGTGAACTTTGACGAAATCGCTGGTGTTGTCTAAGACCCATATAGATACTAATAAGGAGAATCTGAATGAATATTGAAGATTTCAAAAACAGCATTGGTGGTGGCGTAAGACCTGCACTTTTCCGTGTCGGTGGTAGAATCGGTGGACGAGGAACTGATCAGGCGGTTAGTTTCCTTGTCACGGCAGCAGCCCTTCCAGCAAGTAACATTGGTGAGGTCACTGCACCTTACCGTGGCAGAACTTTAAAGATCCCAACTTCAAGAAGTTTTGAAGATTGGCAAATTACAGTCTTGTCTGATTCAGACATGAGACTTCGTAATAAGTTTGAAGGCTGGCTAGAAGACCTCAACGGCTCACAGGACAATGTTCCTGAAAGAGAAATTTCTCTTACTAATGCTACTGATTTCCCAGATTGGTCTATTGACCAATTGGATAGAAAGGGCAATGCAATCAAATCATACACAATGAAATATTGCTTCCCTAAAACTGTCTCGGAAATTACTGTTGACGCAACGAGCGAAGACCTTGCATCCTTTACTGTTTCCCTTGGATACTCATACTTTATTACATCTGATGTGACTGTTGGTTACGGTGTTCCCGGCAACCGAACACCCGCGAACTAAGTGAGAATATATTATGCCTATTGAACTCTTTGGAATTTCAATAGGAAGAGCGAAAAAAGAGGCACTTTCACAAGCAACTCCAGTAGAGAAAAAAGCCCAGTCATTCGTACTTCCTGATCTTGACGATGCTATGCCAGTGGAGGCTGGTGGGTATTATGGTATCGGTGTAGACCTTGATGGCTCACTCCGATCCGAAGCACAATTTATTACAAAATATCGTGAGATGTCTATGCACCCTGAAATTGAACAGGCTGTTGAAGACATTTGTAATGAATCAATTATCTTAAGTGAATCCAGAAGGTTCCCTGTATCAGTTGTATTAGATCATGCAAAAATTAGTGATAGTGCCAAACAGTCAATTCAAAAAGAGTTTTCGTATATCCTGAGACTTCTTGATTTTAATAATAAAGGATATGAAATTTTCCGCCGTTGGTATATCGACGGTAAAGGTTATTTTCATATGATTGTTAATCCCACTCAACCCCGTAAAGGTATTATTGAAATGCGTCCTATCGACGCGGCTAAAATTAAGAAGATTGCAAAGGTCGAAAAGAAAACTGATCCTAAAACTGGTGCAAAAACAATCAAGGGTGTGAAAGAAGTCTACATCTATCGTGAAAAGCCTGCTGAGTCAACTGCTATTGAAATCGCACCAGAGGCTATCAACTATTATCCCTCTGGACTGTTTGATCCGTCAAGAACTCGCTCTGTTTCGTATCTTCAAAAAGCCATCAAGCCACTTAATCAACTTCGTATGGTTGAGGATGCCACTGTGATCTATCGTCTTTCGCGTGCGCCGGAGCGAAGAATCTTTTATGTTGATGTTGGTTCTTTACCCAAGAACAAAGCAGAGCAATACGTTCAAGGTCTGATGAATCGTTATCGCAATAAACTTGTTTATGACGCAAATACAGGTGAACTCCGTGATGACCGAAACTTTATGAATATGCTTGAGGATTACTGGTTCCCTCGTCGTGAAGGTGGCAAAGGCACGGAAGTATCTACGCTCGACGGTGGACAGAACTTGGGTGAGATGGAGGATGTTCTATATTTTGAAAAGAAACTTTACAAATCTTTGAACATTCCTATCTCTCGTCTTGAAGCCGACAATGGTTTCAATATGGGCAGAGCGTCTGAGATCAGCCGTGACGAATTGAACTTCCAAAAGTTTATTGATCGTCTTCGTGCTAAGTTTAACCTTTTGTTTATGAATGCACTTCGCGTTCAGTGTCTTCTTAAAGGTATTGTCAGTGATGTCGAGTGGTATCGTATTCAACAAGACATTCGTTTTGAATATGTGAGCGATTCATACTTCACAGAAAGCAAAGAAAACGAAAGCATCCAAGAAAGACTTAATATTCTTCGTGATATTAATGATAGCGTCGGTGATTACTACTCCCGTGAGTGGGTTCGCAAAAATGTGTTGCGTCAAACCGATCAAGAAATTAGTGAGATGGATAAACAAATAAATAAAGAAAGAGAACAAGGTTTACTACCGGATAGGTCACAAGAATTTTAATGAATGAGGCAAGAAACGCAATTGATCTGATTATCCACGCACCTGAAAAAGTTGCTGAGAGTTATCTATCGTCGCTTCTTGCTTCAAAGGCAATCCAATCTCTTGAGCAACGTCATCTTAAATTACGCGAAGAAGCCGCTCCTCCAGAGGAACCGGCTCCTCTACCGAGTGAAGTGGATCAAAAAATGGCAGAGATTGAATTGGCAATGGCTCAGAAAAACCTTGAGTTGTTGGACACCCAAGGCGATTACATGCGACCAAAAGGTGAGTTGTTTCTTAAGACCTTTAATTTCTTAGACAAAATTGTAACAATCAAAAAGGTTGGTTCAGGAGTTTCTGCTCCTGTTGTTGTCTATGTTGATGACGGAAAAGGTCAACAAAAATTAGACACCTTTATGACTGCACCACAAGCCGAACGTGAAAGCAAAAAGATTCTTAAACTTCAAGCACAGCAAGCAGACAAACTTGCTAAAGAAGAAGAAAAGAAAATGGCTGAGATGGAAAAACAGCAGGCTGAAATGGAAAAACAACAAGCAGAGATGGAGGACGAAAATGAGAAAGTTCAAGAAGCCTCCATTGATGCTCTCCGCCAATCCTCTTTAAATGGTATTTTACTTGAACACGAAGATGGCTCACAAAATTATATGACTTTTCAAGAAACACAGGATGTGCTTGAAATACATAAGAGGCTAAATAATACGAATAGAGATAAATTTGAGAAGACTTTTGCATCCTCAGAAGATGCCGCAACTCAAATGATTAACTTTTTTCAAGAAAGGCTTAGGAAGGACGTAATATGAACACCCTCTCAATCATTGATGCAATTGCTAATAAACAATACAACGCTGCCGAAGAGGGCATGTCTTCTCTTCTTCAGTCTAAAGTTGGTGCTGCTTTGATTGCACGCAAGGAAGAAGTGGCAGAAGCCTACGGTGATACCCTTGGTGAGCAGTCAGATTATGATGCTTTCTTTAAGAAAGCCATGAAAAAGTTTGGCATTGATTCGCCAGCCGATCTTAAGTCCGAAGAGGATAAAAAAGAATTCTTCAACTATATTGATAAAAACTTCAAGGCTAAAAATGAAGAGGTCAACGAAGATGATGATTTAGAGGATGATGTTCACGACGATAGCCAAGAGGATCTTGAAGAAAATGATGACGATGGAGAAGAAGAGTAATGCTGCTAATCACAGAAGTCAACGATAATGTTAATCTTATCACCGAAGAAGTGAACGGTGAAAAGCAATACCATATTGATGGCATCTTTATGCAGGCTG